ATGCAGGGCACCGCCGACAAGGCTGGCCGTGCCGCCACCGCTGGCGACACAGCGGCGAAGTTCGTAGGCATCAGCGTCCGCGACCGCTCCGTCAAGGCTGAGGCCAACCAGTACAGCCAGTACGAATCGGCCCGAGTGATGACCGAGGGCTCGATCTGGGTGACCGCCTCCGTACAGGTGGCCGCGGGCGACCCGGTCTACTTCGTTCCGGCTACCGGCGTCTGGACCAACGTCGCCACCAGCAACGTGCAAGTGCCGAACGCCCGCTTCGACACCAGCACCACTGGTGCCAACCAACTCGCTCAAGTCCGCCTGAGCTAAGGAGAAACCATGAGCCGTCAAATCAAACTGCTCGATGCTCAGGCCGCCCTGGGCTTCGTGGTCTCGCAGACCACCTACATCGAGCGCCAGGTCAACGAGATCGTCTACCCGGATATCCAGTATCCGCAGCTGATCCCGGTCGACACCTCGGCGCCCGAGTGGATCAAGACCGTCACCTACTACTCGTCCGACAAGGTCGGTAAGGCCGACTGGATCAACGGCAATGCCGACGACATTCCGCTGGCCAGCACCGAACGATCGAAGTTCGAGACCAACGTTCACATGGCCGGTATCGGTTACGGCTACGGCCTGGAAGAGATCAGCCAGGCACAAATGCTGGGCATCAACCTCACCGCCGACGATGCGATTGCCGCTCGCCGCGCCTATGAAGAAATGGTCGACCGCGTTGCGCTGCTCGGCAATTCCTCGAAGGGCTTCAGCGGCCTGTTCGCCTATCCGGGCGTGACCGCCGGCAGCGCTGTCACCGGCAACTGGGCCACCGCGACAGCCGACCAGATCCTGGCCGACGTGAACACCGCGCTGACTCTCCAGGCGCAGGGCACTCTGTTCACGTCCTTCTCGAACAGCCTGCTGATGCCGTACAGCAAGTTCTTGCTGGTCGCCACCCGCAAGGTGAACGAGAACGGTCTGGAGTCGATCCTGACCTACCTGCAGAAGAACAACGTGTACACCGCTACCACGGGCCAGCCTCTGATGATTCGTGGTCTGAACGGCCTGGACACCGCCGGCGCCGGGGGCACCGCGCGCATGATCAGCTACCGCCGCGATCCGTCGGTGCTGAAGATGCACATCCCGATGCCGCACCGCTTCCTGCCGGTGTACCAGGCCGGCCCCATCCGCTGGGAAGTCCCCGGCATCTTCCGCCTCGGTGGCGTGGATATCCGTCGTCCGGCGGAAGTCCGTTACACCGACGGCATCTGACGGGGGTTCATCATGGCCAAAGTCACCAATACCCACCGCGTCACCCCCATCGGCCTTCCGAGCGGTGCCGTCATCCTGCCGGGCGCGTCTGTTGACGTGCCCGAGTGGGAAGAGATCAAGGACCGCAAGAACCTCGCGTTCTACGTGCTCACCGGCGTGCTGGTGGTAGAAGGCGGCGAGGGCGGAGACGAGCAGGGCGGCGAAGAGGCTTACCGCCAGCAACTGTTCGCCGAGCTGAAGGCCCTGGGCGTCAATGCCGGCTCCAACAGCAAGACCGGAACCCTGGTCGCCAAGCTGGCGGAGCTGAAGGCGAAGGCTGCGCCGAGTCAGCCGACCCCGCCGCCGGCTGATGATGCCGCGCAGAAGCAGGCGCTGATCGCCGAACTGGCCGCCCTGGGTGTGCCGGCGGGCGAAGACGCCTCGCTGGAAGAGCTCCAGAAAGCCCTGGCCGACAAGAAGGCAGCGCAGCAGTAACTCCCCAGCAGGGACGATTCAACCGGGCCAGGATGGCCCACCTATTCGAGAACGATGATGGCCGACTTCTACGGAACCGTGGCTGGCGCTGATGCCTACCACCAGGCGCGCGGCAATGCCGCCTGGGCTGGCACTGAGGAGGCGAAGACCGCGGCGCTCACCCGAGCATCGGCCTACATCGACGGGCTGGGCACTCAGCTGCCCGTGACCCAGTGCGTTCTGGTGTTCCCCGGCAAGAAGGTCGGCGGACGCGGCCAGGCGCTGCAATGGCCGCGCTCTGGCGCCGTTGACCGGGAGGGCGATCCCATCGACCCCGATAGCGTCCCGACTGAGGTCGAGCAGGCCACCTATGAGGCTGCGCTGCGTGAGCTGGTGAAGCCCGGCAGCCTGAATCCCGACTACGTCGCCAGCATGGCGGTGAAGAGCGCGACGGTTGGCCCGCTGAAGACCGAGTTCTTCGGCCCGGCCGAAGGCGATGACCAGCCGAACAAGCCCTACGTGGGCATCATCAACGACATTCTGGCGCCGATCATGGCCTGGCGCTGCCCGTGCCCGGGCGTGGCCACGGTATGACCGAGGCCGAGATCCTCGCCGCGATCGAGGCCAAGGAGCCGGCGCTGCAGCAGGCCTATCTCGACAAGGTCAGGGCGGTCACTGATGCCGCTGTGGTCGCGGAGATCGAGCGCTACATCCAGGAGCAGGACGAGGACGCCATCGTCGAAGCGCTGTCGCTGGGCCTGCTGGCCGCGTTCCTTGAGCAGGTGCGCGTCACCTACCTTGCTGGCGCCACCTGGGAGATCAGCTACCTGCCGCGGTTTGTCGCTTCCGAGTTCGACGCCATGGGCGCCGACGCCACCGGCTGGCTCGCCCGGAACGCCTTGGAGCTGCAGCGCGACACGGCAGAGGCAACGCGCCTGGCGGTCCGCTACACCATCCAGACCGCCGACCTGCTCGGCCAGTCGGCTCAGCGCACCGCCCTGGATCTGGTCGGCCGGCGCAGCAGCCGCACCGGAGAGCGCACCGGCGGCGTCGTCGGGCAGCCTGGTGGCTATGCCAAGTTCGTTGCCAATGCCCGCGTGCAGCTGCTCAGCGGCGACCCGGTGCAGATGCGCCAGTACCTGACTCGCCTGAAGCGCGACCGCCGCTTCGACGGAATCGTCCAGCGCGCGATCGAGCGCGGAAAGGCGGTGGCTCAGGCCGACGTTGACCGCATCGTGGGCCGATATTCCGAGCGCCTACTGCGAACTGGCGCCGAGCAGCTCGCCGCCACCCAGGCGCACAACGCCTTCAGCGCGGGCCGCGACCAGGTCTATGAGCAGCTGGTGGGCGACGGCGTGGAGCGCAGCCGCATCCTGAAGGGGTGGCACACCGTCGGCGACGACCGGGTCCGGCACAGCCATGCGCCGATGCAGGGACAGAAGCAGCAGCTTGGAAGCCCCTTCGTGAGCGGGCACGGCGCGCTGCTGATGTACCCCGGTGACGATTCGCTGGGAGCGGGGGACGACGAGATCATCGGCTGCCGCTGTTGGGTCGAATATGAGATTGGAGGTGTCCGTGCGAGATGACTTTCACCATGCGAACGACGGCAGAGGTCCACGCCGAGTGTTTGTGAATGGCAATGAAATCACCCACAACGTCCTGTGGGTGGATATCCGGCGCGGCGTCGTTTGCTACGCGCCTTCTCCTATTCGGGCGAAGCGGCCGGTGCGGGACGAGGTCTACACCCGCGAACTCCGCGGTGTCGTAACAGTGGAGGCCGTGGGCGATGCGCGATGAAATGCAGGCCATCTTCGGCGAACTGTTCGACACGATCTTCAACGATTCGGTAACCACCTTCTCCGGGCGGTACATGGGGCCAGGCACTTGGGACCCAGTCACCGAGACCACCACCGCCCAGCCTGTGATCTACAGCGGGCGAGGCGTCTTCTACAACTACGACGCGAGCCGCATCGACGGGCTGAACATCCTGGTCGGTGACATCCTGCTGATTGCCATGGTCAACGAGGTTGCGGATCAGCCCAAGGTAGGCCACGAACTGAGCACCGTTGACGTGGTTCCAATCCTCGGCGAGACCCTGGCCGGGTACCGCATCGTGACCGTCGGTGGCGACCCTGCCGGCGTGCACCACGAGCTGCAGCTGAGGAAAGCCTGATGGCGGGCCAGCGGAAGTGGAGCGTCTTGCCGTCGGCCTTCATGAAGAAGGTGAACGGGGGGGTGGTGGACCTCCAGCGACGCCTCACCATCGAAATGCTCGAGCAGATCACAATCCGCGCGCCGGTCGACACCGGTCGGTTCAAGGCCAACAACCTGGTCAGCGTAGGCGAGCCGGTTTTCTACTCGGTGAACCGCTACGACAAGGACGGGAACGAGACCTTGGCCTATGGCGAGGCCGCGCTGGCCGCCTTGGTGCCGTACTCGGTGGTCTATATCCAGAACAACCTGATCTACGCCGGCGCGCTGGAGGATGGCCACTCCGGCCAGGCCCCGGCGGGCGTGTACGGGGTCAGCTACTACAGCGTCTTGGCGAAGAATTCATGATGACCCTTGAGCCGATCCGGGCGGTGTTCATTGACCGCATGAGCGCCTGGACCGGCATCCCGGCCAGCGATATCGACTACCCCAACAACCCGAAGGGCCCGTTCGATCCGACCGGGAAAGCCATCTGGGCGTGCCTCGGGGAGCTGTCCGCGCCGGCGGCAGCCACCGAGATCGGCAACGGTCCCTGTGTTCGCCGCGACGGTCGCGTCACCATTCAGCTCTTCGTGCCCAGCAACAAGGGCACGCTGGCCATCACCAAGGCGGCGGACACCCTCGTCGAGCATTTCCAGTTCTACACCGACCCAGCGCATCCCTTCGACTGCTTTGCCGTGTCCATGAACACCCTCGGCGACGACGGCCGCGGCTGGTACCAGGTCAACCTGAACATTCCGTACCGGGCCTACTGAGGCCTCCCTTCCACCGCCAGCCCGGCGGTTTCTTTCGCCTACACAGGAGAATCGCCCCATGAGTTCTGGCGCGAAGGTCCAGCTCGCCTGGATCAAAGAGGTAACCCCCGGCGTCACGCCCTCTGGCAACTGGAACACGCTGACTCGCATCAGCAACGGTGTGACCCCGACCTACAACACCGAGGAGAACAACGAGATCGGCGCCGACCGGATGGCCCAGGGCACCGCCCAGACCACCGTGGACGTGGGCGGCGACGTCGAAACGAAGTGGCGCTACGGCGCTCTCGACGAATTCATGGCCTCCTGCTTCGGCAAGGCGTGGGTCTCCAACGTCCTGACCATGGGCAACGACCGCATCACCTTCTCGCTGGCCACCTACGCCGCGGACATCGGTGTCGCCGGCATTGCGCGCGGCGCCCAGGTCGCCACCATGGCCTTCGACTTCCCCGGCGACAACGAGGTGACCGTCACCACGACCTTCGCCGCGCGCGCCTGGTCGGATAAAGCCGACGACACCTCCTACATCGTCAGCGCCCAGCCGGAGGCCTCCGAACGCCGCTTCGGGTTCAAGGACATCAGCGGCCTGAAGATCAACGGTGTGCAGGTCGGCGAGGACAACGCCTGCGTCGACTCCTTCACCCTGCAGTTCGACAACGCCGTCCAGACCCAGCGCTGCATCGGCAACGGCAACCCGTTCCCGGGCAACATCATCCCGACCATCTTCACCCCGTCGGGCTCGATCACCATCGCCTGGTCGAAGCTGGCCTACCAGAACTGGAAGAAGCAGCAGACCGGCGACGCGATCAGCCTGGA